GATCATACATTTGCTGCTGGAAAATGGTGGAAGGTAAACGAGAAAGCAGAAAATCTAAACAATTTACCAGCTGGTTATTATCAGCAAATGCTCCCAGGTAAAAACTTGGATTGGATACAATGTTACGCTGCTGGCCAATACACATTTGTTAAAGAAGGCAAAAGTGTTTGGGAAGAATATAACGATCAGGTCATGTAAGGGGTTGTTGAATATCAAGATTCTTTGCCATTAATTATTGGTCTTGATTTTGGTTTAACTCCAGCAGCTGTTATTGGGCAAAAACATTTATCAGGTGTTTGGGTAATTTTGCATGAGATTGTTAGCTTTGATATGGGTTTAGAAAGATTTTGTAATCAGCTTTTAACAGAATTAAATATGCGTTTTTCTAAAGCAGAAATTAAGGTGTATGGAGATCCCGCTGGAATGGCTCGTGATGCAGTATACGAGGTAACTGCATTTGACCATTTACGAACCATTGGTCTAAACGCACAACCAGCACCAAGTAATAATTTTAAAGTTAGACGAGAAGCTGGTGCTGCTCCAATGTTGCGATTGATAAAAGGTAAACCAGGGCTAATGGTTAATGTTGATTGTAAGCAACTGCGAAAAGCATTAAGCGGTGGGTATCATTTTAAACGTGTAAACATTGGTGCTGGGCAAGAACGATTTAAAGATATGCCAAATAAAAATGAATCTTCACACATTGGTGATGCGTATGGATATTTATTAACTGGCGGTGGTGAACACAAACGAATGACAACTGGAAGAGCCAGATTTGGTGATTCTTTTTCAAGATCAAATCGTCCAAACGCTGTACATGATTTTGATGTTTTTTCTCTTTAGCGATATCACCTTGCTTGTGAAAGCAAGTTTCGTAAAGTAGCATTTTTGTAGGAGGGAAAAATATATGTGGGGTCAAATAATTGCAGCTGCTGTGTCACTTTATGGAATATCAGAAGCAAAAAAATCAGCTGATAAAGCCAGAAAACAACAGCGAACTGCAACTGATCAAGCTAACGCAGCAGCCAAAGAAGCATTAGAAGAGTCTATAAGAAACAGGAAAACACAATCTGAGTATTATGAAGATACTTTAACGTCCAGAGAAAATGAATTAACTCTTTTGACAAATACACAACAAGAACAAAGTGTAAAAAGACAGGCTCAAATTGATGCTTACAACAAAATGGTTGACGTACAAAGAGATCAATTTACTCAAAGTCAACAAGCACTTCAAGAAGAATCAAAAAGATATGAACAAGATCGTGCAGATGCTCAAAAACGAGAGGCTGCTATTCAAAAAGAAATAGAAGATCAGCGTAGAGAGCAAGGTGAAAAAGATTCTGCAATGGCAAAAGCTAGACGAAGAAGAGGTGGTAAACGAGGTTTGTTATCTCAAACCAGGCTTAATCCAGAAATAGGATTGAGTGGATTACAAACTACTTTAGGTTCAAGTTAAATGGCTAAAACTGCACTCGAATATTATCAGGATTTTCAAAAATCTGTTGATGCTTTTGATGATGCGTATGAATTATATTCTGGCGAATATGATGATTATATTGGTAGTTTTTATATGGGTGGTTTGCGTTTGAGTCCATCTAATTTTAATACAAGTTATGGTATGAGGCCATTACCAGGCACTAGATTTAAAGATAATTTTGTTTCTCAATTTGATCAAGGATTTGGAACATATGCACGAACTGGTGATGTTAGACAAGCAGAATTAATATCGGATACAACTGGTCAATCTGGTTATGGTTTTCGAGGCAGACAAAGAAAAGTTTATCGTGACCCAATTACTGGAATGACATATGAAACACCTCAATTTAATACAAAGCAAGGTGTTGAATTTTCAGATGGAACATTTGGTTTTTCAGATGGAACAATTATTGGTTTAGCCCCAGAGCCAGAGTTGACTGCAACAACTCCAGTTTTTGACAAAGCAAGATTTGAAGAACTGGCAGATCAACCATTAAAAAACTTACAAAATTTAATAGATCAAGAAAATTTAGAAATTGAAAAAATAAAAAGAAAAAGAGAAGAAGAAGATGAAAATTTCAGAATACGTTTTGCAAAAATGCAAGAAGATCAAGATGCAGAGCTTGCAAAGATGGAGGCAAATACTTTGGAGGCTCAAGCAAGTGTGGCCAGGCAACAAGAACTCTTAGAGTCTGAAACAAATGAGATTTTAAAAAGAACAGGCAGAAGAAAAACTGCAATGGTAAGGGCAAGAACTTTAAGAGGACGTCCAATTTTATCAGGTGAAAATGCGTGAAAAATTTAAAATTGACAAGCCAAGAAAAAAATATTGTGAATTATCACAGGCAAACAATAAAAGATAAAAAAGTTGGAACAGATGAACAAGGTAGGCCAATGACAGTATATGCCGTTGGCATTTCTATTTTGGATGATGATGGAAAAGAAACTGGAAAATTTGTAAGTGTTCCAGGTTATGTTGAGGGCAAAGATGGAAATATGTTTGTTCCCAAATATTCAGATGGAACAGTAAATGAAGATTATCTCAGAAACTATTGGAGATCAGAAATAAACACAAACTTTTTTCCAGTTTATAACTCAGGAACAGAGTTAAATAAAAGGTCAGAAGAGATACATCAAATAATGAATGACGAAAAAGACATTGCTAATAAAACTTTAAAAAGAAATCAAAGAAATTTAATTAACTCTATGGAGGGAATGTGATGCCAGGTTTATACGAAAACATCCACAAAAAAAGAAAACGCATTGCTGCTGGTAGTGGCGAGAAAATGAGAAAAGTTGGTAGTGCTGGTTCGCCAAAGAAATCAGATTTTGTAGCAGCTGCTAAAACTGCAATGAAAACGAAAAAGAAAAAATATTAATGCAACCAATCAAAGACCCCAAAGGTGGATTGACTGCCAGAGGTAGACGGCATTTTAAAAAAACTGAAGGGGCAGATTTAAAACCTGGGGTAAAAGGTGCAGCAGATACTCCAGAAAAAATGAGAAGGAAAGGTTCTTTTTTAACTAGGTTTTATACAAATCCTAGTGGCGGTTTTAAAGATAAAAAAGGAAAACCTACAAGGCTTGCATTAGCTGCTAGGGCTTGGGGAGAACCAGCACCAACAAATAGACAAGCAGCCTCAAGACTTGCTGCAAAAGGTAGAAATTTGCTTGAAAAATATAAACTGAGGAAAGCATGAATATCAAAGGCAAGCGTTTAAGCACTCAACAAGTGATTACCAGATTTGAATTAGCCCAAAGAAAAAAAGATATTTGGGAAGATTTGTATTCTGATGCTTACGAGTTTGCAATTCCTCAAAGGCAGTTGTATGGATATTACGAGGGTTCAAGTCAGGGTCAAAAGAAAATGACAAGAGTTTTTGATTCAACAGCAATCCATTCTACTTCTAGATTTGCAAATAGGATGCAGAGTGGCGTTTTTCCTCCACAAAGAAGGTGGTGCAGACTAGAACCTGGCAATCAAATCCCTTTTGAGCAACAGGCAGAAGTACAAAGTGTTTTGGATCAATACACAGACACAATGTTTTCTGTGTTGAAAAACTCAAACTTTGATATTGCAATGGGTGAATTTTTACTAGATTTATCTGTTGGTACAGCTGTAATGATGATACAGCCAGGCAATGAAACCTCACCAATAAATTTTATTCCAATCCCACTTTTCTTGGTTAGTTTTGAAGAAGGTGCAAATGGCGAAATAGATAAAGTTTATAGAAAAATGAGAATGAAGGGTGAGGCAATTACCCAGCAATGGCCTGATGCTAAACTGCCTGAATCAGTTGCAACTCGAATTAAAAACAAACCAACAGATGAAGTTGATTTAATCGAGGCAACAATAAAAGATTATGAACAAGGTGACTGGTGTTATCACGTGATTGATAAACATTCAAAAGAAGAAATTGTTTATAGAAGAATGAATAACTCACCATTTGTAATTTCACGTTACATGAAAGTTGCTGGCGAGATTTATGGCAGAGGTTTACTTTTAACGGCATTGCCAGACATAAAAACTTTAAACAAAACAAAAGAATTGTTGTTAAAAAATGCAACTCTTTCTGTGATGCCTGTTTTTACAGCACAAGATGATGGTGTCCTAAATCCTCACACAGTAAAAATTGTGCCAGGGGCAATTATTCCTGTTGCAAGAAATGGTGGATCGCAAGGTGAAAGTTTAAGGCCACTTCCTAGGGCTGGTGATTTTAATGTAAGCCAATTAATTATTAATGATTTACGAATGTCTATTAAGCAGATTTTATTGGATGAGAGTTTACCGCCAGATAATATGTCTGCAAGATCAGCAACAGAAATTGTAGAACGGATGAAAGAACTTTCTCAAAATTTAGGAAGTGCTTTTGGCCGATTGATAAATGAAACTATGATTCCTATTGTTGATAAAACTTTAGCGGTTATGGATGAGCGTGGAATGATTAACTTACCATTACAAGTAAATGGTCTGGAGGTAAAAGTTTCGCCTAGTAGTCCACTTGCTATGGCACAAAACATGGAAGAAATAAATTCTATTGTTCAATTTATCCAGCTTACCCAACCTATGGGGGCAGAAGGTGAATATGCAATTAATAAATCTGCGTTAGTTGATTACCTTGGAGATAAGTTAGGAGTTCCAAGTGAGGTTCGACATGATGCGGCAGAAAGAGCAGTAATGATTGAAGAGCGTGCGAAAGCTGAACAAATGGCGGTTATGATGCAAGCACAACAGCAGCAACAAATGGCTGGTGATGTACCTCCAGAAGGGATGAATTAATGGCTGGTTGGGATGATATAGACAACATAGAAAAATCAACAGTTGCTGATATTCCAGAAATAGATAAATTATGTTTGAGAGTTTTTGGAACTGCTGAAGGAAAAAAATTAATGGATTGGTTGGTTGATAGAACAATCAACTCCCCTTCTTTTATTCCAGGTGCAGATCATTCAACTGGATATTTTTTGGAAGGTAAAAAAGATTTGGTACGAGAACTTAAATTACGAATAGGGAGAGCATTGAATGGCTGAAGAAGAAACTGTTGAGCCTAGTAGTGAAGAAACTACTGGACTACTTGATAGCGAACAGGCGGTTGTTGAAAAAGAACCAGAAAACAATGAAACTCAAATATCACATTTAGAGGGTGCTGAAGAGCCTGAGAAAATGGAAGTTCCAGATTATTTTCCTAAACAATTCTGGGATGAAAAAAAGCAAGAACCGATGATCGAACAAATGTCAAAGTCTTACAATGACATGAGAAAAATTATCTCTCAGGGAAAACACAAAGTTCCAGAAAAATATTCTTTAGAAACTTTAGGTGATGACGTTGATGGCAACCCAGCAAAAGATATTTTATTAAATTTTGCAAAAGATAATAATTTATCTCAAAACCAGTTTGATAATTTAGTTACTGACTTGGGGGTAAAACTTGCAGAGTTAGCACCAGACCAACAAGGACAATCCATTGATGTTGACGCAGAAAAAGAGTTGTTAGGCAAGAACGCAAATCAACACATTGAATCAATGGTCACTTGGGCAAGAGGTTTTGTTGATAAGGGTATTTGGTCAGCTGATGATTTTGAAGAATTTAAAGTTATGGGTGGTACTGCCAAAGGTTTAAAAGCATTGATGAAACTTAGAGAATCTTATGAAGGCAGAATCCCAATTGAATCTCAACCATTGGAAGGTATGCCAAGTGATGAAGAATTAAAAGCAATGGTGGCTGACCCAAAATACAATACAGACCCAGGCTATCGTATAAAAGTCGAAAAATTATTTACTCAAAGATATAACTAATTTTTCCTTTTAAGAGGGTTGGTCACCCTCTTTCTTTTTAAATAATTATCAAAAGTAGCTATTGCAATTTGTATAAGTTTGGTTTAAATTTGGTGATATAAGGAATAGCGAGGCTTTATAATTCGCCCCTGAGGCTGGCAAACCTCAACTGCAAGCAAGCCCAGAATCTTCTGGAACACTAGCGAAAAAAAAATTTAATTTTAATAACCTAGTGGAGATTCTAAAATGGCTTTAGGACTTTCAAGTGCATTTGTAGAACTTTTTTCTACCGAAGTGCATCAGGCCTATCAAGGCTCAATGACTTTGCAAGGTTGTGTTCGCACCCAAAGTGGTGTTGAGGGCAGCACTTACAAATTCCCAAAAATTGGAAAAGGGGTTGCACAAACTCGTATTCCGCAAACTGACGTTGTTCCTTTGAATGTTACATATTCTCAGGTAACCGCAACCTTAAAAGATTATATTGCAGCAGAATATTCTGATATTTTTTCAAGTCAAAAAGTAAATTTTGATGAGAGAAGAGAATTAGTACAAGTGCTTTCAAATGCAATCGGAAGAAGGCACGATCAAGAAATTCTTGATGCGTTAATTAACTCAGGCACATCTTTAACTGTTGCAAATTCTATTGGTGGTTCTGCTACCAATTTGAACGTAGCAAAGTTAAGAAATGCTAAACAGCAACTGGATGCAAAAAATGTACCTCCAACTGATAGGCACATTGCAATTCATGCAAATTCATTGGCTAGTTTGCTTTCAGAAACTTCAGTCACTTCGAGCGATTT